CTTTCTCGATCACATCAAGTCCGAATATGACTGGTTGCTTAGGGTAGGTACGACCCTTGTACTTGACCACCTCTTCCCGAACCTCGATATCCCTAGAGCTGAAAGGTCCAACATAGAAATCTTGGTTAAACTTGGGCTTTCCGAGGTTGTTGGCTGAACAGTGCTGATTAAACATCTGTACGAAGATGGTCTGAGGAACACAGAGGTCGCTGCCATACTTGATGGATGTAGACTCTAGGAAGTTGGTTAGAGTGCTCGCAACCATTGCCACTTGCTTCTTGATCGTCTCAAAGTACTTGGGAACGACATTCCATATATCCCTGTCCCTGTATTTATTGGAAAAGTCCAGGTATCCACGTACACACTTGAGAAGGATGATAGGCAACTCCTTATTGAGCTTCTCATCAAGCTGGGGATCAGCTTCTCGTACCTGCTTAGTAAAGTTCCAAGGGAGAATACGACGAAGAATAGACCCAGAATTGTCTTTCCAATTTGGCACCTCGTTGCCGCCCAGGACGCCCGGAACCTTCCACTCAATAGAGACAGCGGTCTTGTTCTTAATAGCGATAGATACATCCTCACCGGAAACGATAGACTGGAACTCAGCCTGTTCAAGACCGAGATCGGATTTAATCTCTGGTGCAATAAACATGAAGTTGTCCTTAATCGCAGACAAGCCAAACTTCTTCTCAATATTATTCGCGAGGACACCAACGTCTTCACTCTCGTAGAACTTCTTGAATACCTTCGTAATTAGGGTACTCTTACCAGATCTCGCAATACCCTTGAAGAAGGGAATAATTTGCCAGGAATCAAGCTCTCCAACATCATAACAGAGACGTCCACCCATTACATAAGCCCAGTCACATACCTCCGGTTCCAGCTTTTGATACTGAAGTACTTTGTCAAAATTGGGTGTTGGAATATCCTGCCATCTCTCCAAGTGTGAAAAGTCATCAAATTGCTGATCAAAGTACTTGCACGAAACGATAGTGGGATCAAGGCAAGCGAAATCGGGGCTATCATAGGGATAAAAGCGGCAGTCATAGACCCCCTTATCCGGGAGCCACTCCTTTCCAACAAAGAGACCGTTTTTGAAAGACCACACATGTCTTCTTTTAGAAATCTCCGGAAACTGCTGATCATCGCACTTAGAAACATGATCAATGACTTCACGGAAAATGCTACCCTTGCTTGTGAAGTTCTTCCAGTTTGTAAAGGAGATATCCTTCTTAGCGATAGAGTAGACAAACTTGTCAATGGGGAACACTGGATTCCATGCCCTAGTTCTATGTCCCTCAACAGTCTTAATTTCTTCACAGCAATGTCCCTTGTAGCGGCGGTACCCACACTTGTAAGCTTCTTCCAAAGTATACAGAAGACATTTTTGGTAAGGGCTGCTATTTTCAATCTCTTCTTCGTCCATAGCAGAAGGATCCGAAAACTTTGGAAACTGTGGTTGAATAGTCGGAGTACTCACGCGTTCGTATGAGATGTAGTGACGTCGGATGTTATCAAAGCCATCTTCGATGTGCAAAACAACATTGGCGATTCGTTTATCTATACTAAGACCCAGATCATCCGTCAAACTAGTATCCTCGGCACCGTCGTTCTCTTTTGCTTTATTCTTCTTCAACTTGTTCATGTGATTTCTCAACTCCACAGTAAAGTCGATATTCTTCTTTCTGATCTCTTTGATTGCTGCTAGATCAATGTCGTTGATTGATACGGCTCCATATTCGTTGAAACAACTACCTGAAAGATACTGGTTATACCCCAGCATTTGATGACTGAGAAAGTCTTTTTCATGGAGACCCCACGCATTCTCTAAATTTGACAAGAGGCGTGTAGCCTGATCCTCATTCATTGACCGAATTTGCTGATTACGAAGTTCTGCCAGAGCTTCATACTTGTTGGGTTCCTTATCAATGAAGTGGGTCTTTTCCATATTACTGATACTACAATTTTTTCTTTTAATTACTTTTCAAGGATTGAAGTTGAGCCAAAATTTTAATAAGAATTTTGTTTTGGACTTGGATCTGGTTAGAGATTCCCATGAGGGCAGTACAAACAGTGTCACCCTCTTCGGTCGCGAACAGGGATCCAAGCAACTCGGGTAGATCGATCTCCTCATCCTCACCGGGATCAATGATGCTACCATTCTCAATTTCGGACTCGGTGTCAATAATTTCACCGTCCTCGATTTCTACATCAACTTCATCAGGCTGCGTGGACATTTTGATGTAGACTGAGAAAAATTGGATCGCGAAATTTCGCATTTACCCAAAATTATTTTCTCTGTCTATAGTACAACAACTCTCAAAATGGCCGGTGGTCTTATGCAACTCGTAGCTTACGGTGCCCAGGATGTTTACCTTACCGGTAACCCTGAGGTGACTTTCTTCCAGGCGAAATACAAGCGCCACACCAACTTCGCGATGGAGAACATCGAGCAGACCGTCAACGGTACTGCCGCCAACTCCGGTCGCGTGTCCGTCACTGTTGCCCGCAACGGTGATCTCGTCGGCGACATGTACGTCGAGCTCGTCGCCAAGTCTGGCATGGATGAGGAGCAGGCTGCTTGGATTGCCGAGCGTGCGATCAACAACGTCGAATTATCAATCGGTGGCCAGCGTATAGACAAACAGTACGCCAAGTGGTGGCGTCTCTACTCCGAGCTCTACCTCGATGAGTCCAAGAAGGCTTCCTACGGTAAGATGTCTTCCGGTGTCGCCGGCAAGACTGTCTATTTACCCCTATACTTTTTCTTTAACCGCAATCCCGGTCTGTATTTGCCTTTAATTGCGCTGCAATATCACGAGGTGAGACTAGATTTTGATTTATCGGGTACCTTCGAAGACTGGCTTAACACCTCCACCTTCAAGGTCTGGGCCAACTACATCTACCTCGACACTGAGGAGCGTAGGCGTTTTGCGCAGAAAGGACATGAGTACCTCATCGAGCAGGTTCAGCACACTGGCGCTGATACCGTTGACTCTGGCTCCACCAAGCAGGTGCGCCTCTCGTACAACCACCCCGTCAAGGAGCTCGTGTGGTGCTTCTCCAACACCGCTTCCACCAACTCCATGTGGAACTTCACCACTGCGTCCACTGATGCGGATGTCAAGCTTCACACTGCCGCGGCTGCCGCGACCTCCAACGCCCTCGTCTCCACCTCCACCTTCGGTGCTCCCATGCTTGGTCTCGGTGAGCTCGGTGGCTCCGCTCTCTTCGTCGAGGATCAGGTCGGTCCCCTCAACACCTTCAAGCTTGTTCTTAACGGTCAGGACAGGTTCAAGGAGCAGAAGGGTAAGTACTTCAACACCGTTCAACCCTTCCAGCACCACACTGGTTCCCCATATCCCGGTGTGTATGCATATAGTTTTGCTCTCAAGCCCGAGGAGCACCAGCCCACTGGTACTTGCAACTTCTCCCGCATTGACAATGCCCAGGTTGCTGTTACCATGAACACCGCCAACGATGCTACCACCATGCACATGTTCGCGACTAACTACAATGTCCTCCGTATCCAATCCGGTATGGGTGGTCTCGCCTTCTCTAACTAAGCATACAAATCAAATTTGTATTTGCTATTAAAAATTCATATTTAAAAATTGAAACCACACAATTTTTAAATTTGAAAGCTTAAAAATAACACTAGTAACGACGTTATGATACTACGACGAATTTATGATCTTTTCGTGAAAGTGGAAAAACCCAAGTTAGGTCGATGGTCTCTAAAGACGTGTAACGAAATTTCAACATCTATAAACTCTGTGTATCAGAACAGGGATCACTGTGGTGACACTATATGTAAAACGCCAAAGAAGGCAACGGACTTTTTTAAAACGCATATGCCATATACAGGTTTTAAAAAGGATTTTTGATTAAACATTTATAGGGCGAGGACGGCGACGGTGTATTTTGGTTTGTGGTCTATATTTAGATGTCCACCATCTGTAACCACCGAAGCCAACAGAGATCATAGATATACAGCAAAGGCAACAAAGTACTAAAAGTATGATTAATGGGATCATTTCTCCTATTGCCTCTTCATTTGCTGCGTTAGTTATGTCATCTTCACACATTCGTGTAAATGTCTCATCTGTATTGAGCTTAGCTTTCTCTGCGTTAGATGCATCTTCACTCACCTGTACATCCCTACATACGCGTTTAGGGAATTTCTTGTCCTTAGGAATCCTAGGTAGTGACTGGACATACTCCTTAGGTAGTGGTATAGGTAAAGCTAAAGCTTTGGACACTATATCCATCTTACTTTATGACAACAAATTATTTGTCACCAACTACACTGGTGTTCCGGGGACGATTTCTGATAGTCATGGCCTTTGTTGGAGTTTGGATGTAATTTGGTACGAGGTTATCCTCCCAATCCCAGAATGTAAAGTTACCGACAGGAATCTTGTGATCGTTTGTAACTAAGCAACACACAACCTTGTCAATCTTGTTAGTT